TTGGTAGCGGTTAGTCCGCTGGATGAGTTGTCATAGGGTAAGTATGTTAGTCCGTCTTCTACGTTAGTCCCGTCGCAGAATATTAAACCTGTTAGTCCGCTAGGTATGCTGATGCCAGTACCTGCGCTAGTTTTCACGGTTATAGTGCGTACGGTGTTGTTCTCAACTATATATATCTTACTTTGCGTGGGGCATATTACTGTGCCTGCACCAGTAAGCGAGGTTGATGGGTCCGTTATGTTTAGTATGGCTGCGCGTGATTCTGAAGTGGCGCCCTCTATCACGGTCAACGTGTGTGAGTTAGCTGTCCACGAAGTTACAGTAGTTCTGCCTGCAATGGCCTGTTCTACCATACTGGTAATCTCGTCGTTAACGGTATCTCCCCATGTACCGGTAAGTTCACCTTGTACGGGTAGCGCTAGTTTTAATATGTCTGTGTATTGCGTTGCCATTAGTTTAGCCTCATGTTGGTATATCTTCCCAAGCGGGTACTTGGACATCTGTTATTAATTGCCAGTCGGGTATTTGCGCTGTAGGGATAGTACCCCATACATTGACGCTGCCGACCAATGCAACGGTCGTCACCCCACTTACTGTAACTAAAGCGCCTGCGGTTACATTAGCAACGCCTAAAACTACTATAGTCTGCGTACCAGTGGCCGTAACTATTACGCCTGTACCTGTAACTATACTTACTTCGCCAAGCGCTGGGTTTGCTTCTACACCTGTTACTGGGAAAGCTACACTGATTACTACAGCCACTTCACCAACAACCGCGTCAGCTTGCACACCCGTAACGATTACAGGGATAACTACGGTAATTTCCCCGACTACTGTGTTAGCTTGGATACCTGTTACAGGTACGTTTGCCCCGCCCGTTACACTTACTGTATCAACAACTGCACTAGCCTGTAAACCTGTTACGGGGACTATAACGCCCGTGCCTTCAAATACCGTGACACTGCCTAACACGACGCTAGTCTGCACTCCCGTAGGAGATGCTATGGCGCTCGCTGACACTACAACTGTGCCTACTACTGAAGTGGTCTGGAAACCTACTACAGGTACAATAACGCCAGTCCCTGCAAGTACGGTAGTAGTACCTAATTCGCTACCCGCCTGTACTCCTGTTACAGATACCGTTTCTCCCTTGAAGCCCGCCCAAGTGTATTGTCCCCACGCGCCCGAGCCCCAACCCGTCATATCAGTGTTACACTACGCGTACGATGGCGTTAGTGGCATCTGCTGCTGGGAACTGAATCTCAAAGTTACCCGCAGTTGACGTTTTGTTTTCGCCAAAATCAAGAACCGCTACGGAAGGGTTAGTAGTGCCGTTTGCTTCATATATAAGCGCCCCGCGAGAGGTGATAGTGGTCGTTGACCATATCGTATTATCGAAATCTACAAACGCAGTAGTACCTGATAGTACTGGAGCTACTATCACTAATGTATTACCACCTGCCGTGTATCCTGTGCCTGATGCTTCACCAGTAGTAGTGTAAGTAGTTGTGGCGGCATCGAGGTCAGCGCTAGACGTATATAAGGCTATTTTATAAACCTTACTAGTGTCCGAACTAAAATCTACTTCGCCTTTGAGCATTTCTAGTTTAAATGATGAGCATAATGCTTGTGTAATAGCCATGTGTGTATCTCCTAATTAGCAGGTTGTCTGGCTTGGCCAGAACGATAAGTGTCGGACCGTAAACGTCCAGTAGTTAGATTGCCAAGCAACTTCATGGACTGCTCGAACATTTTTTGGTAGTTCGCCACTACATCTTCTTCTAGTTTGTTAAACCGCGCCGCTTCTACCATAGAGCCGTTTAACAGTGCGTTATCAAAAGTATCACCAAGCCAAGTAGTATTAGCGGTTACAATAGATTCTGGATAGTATCCGTAGTGGAGCTCTACCTTATACGTCGCGTCGGGCGTCGGGCCTAGTATTATGGAGTCTTTATCGAACAGCGCGTAGTGTTTGGGCGTAGCTACAGAATTGTTGTTGGGGTACGCCTCACGTATGAAGTTTACGTCTTTGTTTATTAGGAACGTGTAGTTGTTGCTAGCGTCAATAACCGCTAGTGAATATGTCCATATGAAATCAATAGGCACTGTTAAATACTGCAGTCCAGACGTTATATCACCCGTCATATTCTTACGTAGTGCTGGGAACATATACATGTTGTAGATGAATTTTTCGGTCTGCTGTACAAACAATTTTATTTGCTCTGCGGTAAACGTATACTCAGACAGTTCGTTTATTGAGTTTGTTAACTGTGTATAATTCATAGCATACTCACGGTTACGGTTCGTACAACTGCACTACATATTACAGGTGTAACGGGTATTATAATGGCTCTAACCTGCGGCAGTTCGATATTGTCAGGTCTAGGGTCACGCAGCGCTTGTGGGTCGTTAACGGGAAACTCACCAAGTTTAAGTTGTGGGTGGTCTCTGTCCCAACATTGGTTACAGGCCTTTATGTTGGTGCTCTCACCTTTACGTACTACAATACGTAACGTCGATAATTTATATTGAAACCCACAGACATCGCATAGCGCGATTGCCCTTCTTTGGGATGCAAATTGGTTACCCACTAGATTCTACCCATTCTTGGCACGAACCGAGCTGGTGTTTTCTCTCTATCTTCTTCCGCCGCCAGTCTAAATTGCTCCTCGTACTGCATCTTGAGCATATCTAGTCTAGGCATCATCTCGGGCACTTTAGTTGCTATATAGTACGCTAGGCCTGCTACGAGGCATGGTAAGAATCTGAACGTCATATCCGCTGTTTCTACACCAGCACCAGCATCTTCTATTCTACGCATACGCCAATACACGAACGTGTATATATCACTACTAGGTACAGGCCACACGTTAATCTCAGGGGCGTTACCTAGGCGGTTTATCCACAGTTGTATGGGCCTACCTTGTGTTAACTTGTTTGGGATAGTTGCATAAGTACTTACACTGATACGGTTTATCGTCAGGTCAGACTGTTGTGTATCGCTACCTGTGCGAACTACTTGGTCTAGCAAGTCAACGGTATCTGCGGGTAGGGCGTAGTTAGCCACGCCCTGAAGCAACGGTATAGTACCTTGGTCTATCGTCCACATGTTTATGCCGCGATTCTGCCACTCAATAGTGAGCAGGTTCATCGAACGGCGGGCAGTGCGGAGGTCATAACCTGAACGCATCTCACGTCCCGCTCTCTCCCACGCTTCTTCAGCTATTTCCGTAAAGTCCATACCAAAGTTTGTAGTGCCTGAAGTAGCCACGGCTATGACCCCTTAATATCTATACTATTTTAGCTGTGCGAGTGCCTTTGGTAGCAATACCTGCACCACGAACTTTACCGCTTTTAGCAGGTTTCTTAGTGCCGCAAACTTTGCCGCCCATCTTGTAAGTGGCGCCCTTCTTGTCCATCTTGCCAGCTTTACCGCCCTTCTTGAACGCAGCGCCTTTATCCATAGCCATCTCTTTAGCCATAGCCATCTTTTTTCTCATGGCCATCTCTTCCATCATAGCCTGCTTGTCTTTGCCCATAGGCATCTTGCTTTTATCGTTCATCATACATTTCACCTTATGTTACCATTTAGATTTATCGGCCCAATACGCCGCAGACGTCTTGCCTTTGGCTATGTTTTTGCCATGTCTGGCTTTAAAAGACTTACGCTTAGCTGTTGCTTTAGCGGATTCGCCTTTTTTTGGTTTACCGGCTGTTTTAGCACCCTGCTCACCAAAACGTATTATCTTCTCTTTGCCATCAGTACAAGCCTTAACCACGTGAGACTTTTTAGGGTGCGACGGTGTCTTCTTAGGCTTGTTACAAGCCATTTTAGACTTGTTTACCTTAGCGGTCATTAGCTATAGAGCAGTGTTACTGACGTTATGTTAGTAATAGTTGTTATTACTACCCCGTCCGCACATCTGATCCCTTGGTCTGGAATGGCCATGAATGTAGTATCATCGGCATCGAAATCAGCATCGAATACCACGGGGCCCCCTGTACCATCAGTAATTGTTAGTCTACCTGCAGTTGTACCAGTAGACACGTGCAAAGCTCGTATACGGGCAGGGCCAATATCAATTAAGCCTATGCCGGAGACTCGTACCGCTTTTACATCAGAAGACATAATCTACCTCTTCTTAGCGGTTTTAGCCGCTCGTTTGAATTGTTTGTCTGTAGGAGCACCTTTAGCGCCTTTCTTACGCATTTTCTCGTCGCTACCTTCAGCTATTCGCTTTTTCTTAGCGTTAATATTTGCGTATAATCCCGGTTTTTTAGCCATGACTAAACCTTCTTAGTCTTTGTAGCTTTCGGGATTTTGCTAGGTTTTTTATTACCTGCTGTGCTTAGTGGCTTACCCTGAGGGTCCAGTCCGCGCCGTTTGAGCTCTTCACTACATGGGGATATAATTCGCATGTATTACTCCTTATGCGGCGGTTATAGTTGCGCCAGTATCACTACGTTTAAAGTTTTTACCGTCAGAAAACGCTAGGATAGGGCTACCGGCGGCGCCGTTAGATACGTATATGATTGAGCCTGCACCCGCTTCAGATGCTGAAGGTGCTGACGCTACGGTGTAGGTTTGTGGTACCACGGTAGATAGTGATCTTAGTGGTCCTGAAAAAGTTGTTTGTCCCATGGGGGGTTCCTTATGCACTTGGGGCTATATGGTCTGTGCGAGTCAGGCGGGTAGTTACCTGTCCATATAGCTTAATTTGTACCCTATCTCATCCTATACTAAATATTCTATAGGTCAAGTTTTATCCACTTCTTGTGCCCCACCCCTAATATTTTAACGAGTCCTTGTTCGTCGGCATACTTATTTTCGGGCATTCCGGTCTTGTGCGGTTGCACTTCATACCTCGATATACGCCTAGTATTCTTGCAGTCCGCCCACCAGTAATCAGGTTCTGTAATCCCTGCTAGTGTAAACCCTGCCGCGCCGTACGCCTCACCATCTCCCCATCGTAGGTCTGCATAAGAAACTAGTTGCCCCATAAAACCAGCCTTCCTAAAGGCGGATACTAACTTCGATATGCCCCCCACTACTCTACCCTGTGACGCGTACCTAAGCATCTCCCACCCAGTGTTACCAAACCTACCTTTACCGAATGTGGCAACTGCGGTTAGTACGCCCTCGTGGTATAGACCAAAAGAATATTTTAAAGTCCCCCCTGCGCCTTGGGTGTGCAACCCCCCTAAAAACACGCGAGTTGCTTTGTTATCAGGCCGTCCTACTACACACTTCCGTGCATACACACTACTAGACTCCCCTAATATAGCTCGTATACGTTGTTTTACTATGTCCTGTTTACCAAGCCACTCGTCTTCAAATACCTGTATGAGTTTTATGCCTATGGCGTTACACGCCTCCCACTTCTCCCGCGTCTTGTTACCCACTAAATCCTGCCTGTGGAACCATAACCCGTTATATTCAATAGCAACATTTTTAGCGGGGGCATATATATCTAGCTCTCGGTTACCTATGACCCCTCGCACTGACTGTTTTACTTTTACACCCAGTGACAAAACAAACTCGTACAACGCTTGTTCGCCTTTAGACACCTTATTTACACACTTAGGACACCCATTACCTTTTAGATGGTTGTGGGGTGTCTGCTTAAATACTCCATGCGTTTTACATCTTAGGCGTAAGTAGGTGTGCATTCCTGACAAACCTGATACATATTCGTAGGTATCCCCGTGTACCTCGGCCGCCCGTCTGATAAACTCCTGCGTACCTATCCTAGACTGCGTACCGTTACTCTCATACCCACATGCGCGGCATCCACAACCTGCAAGATGTACGTACGCTATCTGAGTAAACATCCCGTGAGTCGGGCAAACTATATCTACCTTACTACGACTACTCTTTATTTGCTGGGCAGGGTATGTATACATCCCACCATGTTTAGCGGTTGCTAGTTCGGCAAATGACCTGAAGCTGTGTGAACGTCCGCCTGCTCTAGCCTCTATCCCGCATTTGGGGCAGCCTGCTCCTTTACGGTGGTTACTTTCCCGTTGCGTGAACCCACCATGCTTGCCGCAGATTATATCTACATCACACGCGTACTTCGTATACCGCACATTACTGTAGTCGTACCTACTGCCGTGAACCTCGGTTGCTTTTTTAACCCAGTCATCTGTTGTTAATGCTTTCTTACCCATACCACCCTCCAATTTTTATACAGTGTACTACATGGTGTCTGTATGTAAAGTAGTGATTCGTTTTACGGGTAATAAAAAACCACCCGAAGGTGGTTTTTAGTTCTAACTTGTCAGTTCTGTAGGGTTATGCGCCCGGTGAACCGTATATACCTAATGAGTCAGAAACACCGAACGAATAACGCTCTCTCGCTTTATATCGAGAGTTGCCGGTATCAAAATCTCCATCCATTGACGTCGCTAGAGGCACACGGTTAAAGTGCTTCAGGCCGTTAGGGATGTCAGTAGTCAAGAACCATGCGTTATTATCCGTCAAGTAATGGTTAACTGTATAACCTTCAGGGATACTTCCGTTTGACTTAATCGCGTTCAAGTCGTTGTCCGCAGTGCCAACACGTTGGTCAGTTTCTAGCAATCTAGTTGCTACGAACATGAGCTGTGGTGGTACAACAAGTTTCTTAGGCTTGGCAGCAATCAACAAACCACGTTCGTCAGTCCACTGGCTGATTTGAATAACGGCGGCTTCAAGAGAAGTCTCGTTAAGGTCAGCAGCGACCGCTGGGCGGTTAGAGTTAGTGCCACCTGAAACTAGCGGGTGGTCAGTAGCGAACAATGCTTTACCGTCGCCGTACGTTACGTTTGCGTCAAAACCGCTATTTAGAATAGCCATTGCTTTAACTTGCTTGGTGTACGCCATAGCACGAGCCAATGCTTTGGTATAGCGAGCTGATAACGAGTCATACAAGTTATCCTCTACTGCTTCTTCAGTAATACTGAAGCCCATTGCGATGGTTTCGTGGTTGTAACGTGCAGTCCATGCTTCTTGTGCGTTGTCATACTCAATAGCTGAACCTTCCGCCTTAACGGGGGCCGCTGAAAAGCCTGATAACTTCGTCTCTTCTTCAAAGCTACGGTCAGAAGTTTCTGTTTCGAATACTTGTGCGTGTTCGTTCTCGTACTTACCGTACTCTAAACCAAACAACGCATTTAATCCGGGCAGTAGCTCTTTTAGTAGCTGAGCGCGTGAAATAGCCATAGTTAATTACCTCTTATACGCCAGTAGTTGAATTGAATTGGTGGCCGTCGTTCCACTTAACTAGTGCTTCGGTATACTCACCATCAGCATTCTTAGTTTCTTCAACCAACGATACGATACGTACCGGCAGTGTGTTAGTGGTCGCGGTTGATTCGCTTACAGCTACACGAGAGTTACCAGTATTTACATCACCAGTATTATCTACAAGAGCGGCATTAGCACCAACGTCAGATTGAGCCATAGACCCAATTGTTTCATTGCTAGACACGATAGCTACTTTAAACAAAACATCTGCTGTGTCTGACACATAAGCTTCAATATCAGTAGCCGCTGTGTTAGCAGGGTAAAACTGGCTAAATAACTTATATTTTAAGTTAGGGTCTGTGTATGTACAGCCCAAGAAAATGCCGATGTATGTCATTGCTGCATCGGCGGCTTCACGTTCAACAGTTCCGCCTGTTACAAGTTTAACTGCGTCTCCGTAAAAGATGTTAGTAGCATAGCCACTAGCAATCTTATAGTGGCGGGTTAGGCCAACAAACGATACGCCGCTCAACATTTTAACAGGGCGAAGGCCTGATGGGCCTTGAATAGCAGGATAAGCCATTGTCTTATCTCCTAGTTATTGTCCATTTCCAAAAGTGACTTTAGATTTTCTATCCGAGAATAGAGGCATCCGTGGGTCGTTCTCCCGCATGAAGTTATGGTCAACCGAGTTAGTCTGTGCTTTACTCTGCTGGGCATAGTAGGCATTACGCTCTTCTACAAACTCAGTAGGTGTTTTACACAACATTAAACCACCAATAACAATGTTGTCTTTAAACCGTTCATTTTCGGTAGACACCATC